CCCGCGAACGTGGAAAATTTCTTCTTGGCTATAATCCTTCCGCTCTCCGGTTTTCGGGTTTCGGACCCGGTAGACAAGCGAGAAGTCCTCCTTCTGCTCAACCTCTTCAACGGCCGCCGAAGATCTTGAAAGTCCAAACCCCGAAACCCAACTGACGGCGAAACAGTTTCTTTTGTCGGTAATCAACAGCCCTGGCGATGTGACGACGAAGGTCAACGCCGCTAAAGCCCTCTTGCCATACCAGGAACGCAAGACTGATGAAGCCGCTGGCAAGAAAGAGGAAAAGGCTGACCGTGCAAAACAGGCCAGCCGGGGGAAGTTCGCCCCATCCGCACCGCCGAAACTGACGGTGGCAAAATAAATGGAGTGGACAACCGCCTGCACAGATTGGGAGCGCCGTATCGTGGCTGGGGAAAGTATTATCCCGAAGCCGCTGTTTCCCGACGAAGCAGAATCAGCGCTTGCGGTGTTCAGCGCCCTTCGGCTCGTTGACGTTCTGGGACAACCGACCCTTGGCGAGGCTGGGCGCGATTGGTTTTTTGATTTCGTCCGGGCCATATTCGGGGCTTACGACGCCGAAACAGGGCGGCGGATGATAAGTGAATTTTTCCTTTTAATCAGCAAAAAGAACATGAAATCAACCGGGGCTGCTGGAATCATGTCAACCGCCCTCCTTCGCAACTGGCGAAGCTCCGGGGAATTTCTGATTGTCGCCCCCACCGTTGAGATTGCGAATAATAGCTTTTTCCCTGCCAGAGACATAGTGAAGGCCGACGACGAACTTTCCGACCTGTGTCACATCCAGGAGCACTACCGGCAAATAACCCACCGGGAGACTGGCGCAACACTGAAAGTTATTGCCGCCGACTCGGATACGGCTGGGGGCAAGAAGGCCACCGGAATCTTGATTGACGAGGCTTGGCTTTTTGGGAAGAGGGCTGGCGCGGAAAATATGCTCCGGGAGGTGTGCGGTGGTCTTGCGTCTCGCCCGGAGGGGTTTGTTATCTGGCTTTCGACCCAGTCAGACGAGGCCCCGGCGGGGATATTCAAACAAAAGCTGGATTATGCCCGTGGGGTCCGGGATGGCCGCATTGACGACAAACAGTTCTTGCCGGTCATTTATGAGTTTCCAGATGCGATGCTCAGGGAGAAGCAGCACCTTGAGCAAAAACACTGGTACATCACCAACCCCAACCTTGGCGCTTCCGTGGATGAGGCTTTTCTTGTCCGGGAGTTCAAGAAGGCCGAAGAAGCTGGCGAAGAGTCGATGCGCGGCTTCCTCGCCAAACACCTGAATGTCGAAATGGGGATGTCCCTAAAATCGAGCCGGTGGGCGGGGGCTGATTTATGGGAGGCTTGCGCCGCCGCTGTTTCACTTGCCGACCTTTTGGCCCGGTGTGAGGTGGTCGAAATCGGGGTTGACGGCGGCGGTCTTGACGACCTTCTAGGGTTGGCGGTTATAGGCCGGGAGTCCGGGACACAAAACTGGATTTTGTGGACGAGGGCATGGGCGCACCCGATAGCCCTTGAGCGCCGCAAGTCGGAGGTCCCAAAATATCGCGACTTTGAAAAAGATGGTGATCTCGTAATCGTTGATGAGATCGGCCAGGACATCCGGCAAATCGGAGATATCATCATGCAATGCGAAGACTCCGGGCTTCTGGACCGGATCGGGCTGGACCCGGTAGGTATCGGAAGCATCGTTGATGAAGCCGAATTCCGGGGGATCGAACACGACCGGATAGTGGGAATTTCCCAGGGGTGGAGGTTGAGCGGAGCGATCAAGACTCTTGAGCGTAAGGTGGCAGAAAAAACCATCATCCACGGGGGCCAACCCATGATGACGTGGTGCGTTGGTAATGCGAGGGTGGAGCCGAAGGGCAACGCGATTCTGATAACCAAACAGGCAAGCGGATCTTGCAAGATTGACCCACTGATGGCCTGCCTTTGTGCCTCCGCGCTTATGGCAATGAACCCGGAAGCTAAAAACTCACGTTCGATCTACGAAAACATGACAGCCGAAGACATCAAAAGGAGGATGGCGCTTTGAGACTACCCGAAAAAGACTGGTTCAGGCCCGACGAGGTTGCAAAATATTGGGGGGTTGCGGTGTCCACGATCTATTCCTGGATAGACCAGGGCGTTCTTGAGGGCCACAAGATTTGCGGTAAGCCCGTGCGGATTTCTCGTTCCGAGATCGAAAAGAAGCCCGTTTCAACACTATCCGTATAAATACTTTCCATTTGCTACATTGTTTACGCCTGTTGTGTGAGTAATATCTAACATCCTGCCATTGTTACCCAGAAGCGAAGAAAACCAGCAACCCCTTACTGGTGCTTATGGGTCTATTCCAAAAAATCAAAGGTGCGTTCAACCCGAAGGGAATGGGCTCCGCCGAACTTGAGCGGTTGATTCTTTCCGGGTATGGCGGCGGGACCAACTCTGGCGTCAGCGTCACATCTGACACGGCTATGCGGTTGATGACCGTCCATGCCTGCGTCAAGGTTCTCTATGAATCCATAGCCCAACTACCGTTTCATCTCATGGAAACGGACGGCGACAAAAAAGCCAAAGCAAAAACCCATCCGCTCTACCGGATACTCCACGACACCCCGAACCAATGGATGACCGCCCCAGAATTCTGGGGGATGTGCGTGGCGCACCTGGCGCTCCGGGGGAACTTCTACGCCTTCAAAGCCGGGCTCCCTGGGCGAGGTGTTCGTGGGCTTATCCCGATCAAGTTTGGGGCCGTTGAAGAGGTTGAGCAGAAGGAGGACTTCTCGCTTGTCTACCGGGTCCGAAACCCGAAAACCGGAGAGCGGAAGGATTATAGCCAAGAAGAAATTTTCCACGTTCGCGGGATCACGGTCAATGGGTACACCGGGATCAACCCAATCCAAGAGGCGCGGGAATCAATCGGGCTCGGGTTGGCTGGTGAGCAATTCCTTTCCAGATATTTTTCGTCCGGGATGCACCCCGGCGCGATCATCAAACACCCTAAAATCCTGAACGACCAGACCCGGGCAGCGCTCAAAGGGGCCTTTGAAGAGAACTATGCTGGGCTTGGTAAGTCTCACAACGCCATGCTGATTGAGGACGGGATGGACGCGGTTTTCCCGCCAATCAAACTCGTTGACGCCCAATTTCTTGAGCTTGCCAAGCTCACGCAGTCGCAGATTTGCGGGATTTTCCGGGTTCCGCTGATGCTTGTTCAGGCCGGTGATGCCCCGACTACATACGCAAGCGCAGAACAATTCATGCTGGCGTTTGTGACCCACGCTTTAACCCCGATTGTCGTCAACATCGAAAAAGCTGTCTACCGCGACCTCCTGACCGACGAAGAAAAAGACAAGCACTTCGCAAAGTTCGAGATGCGCGGTCTTCTTCGTGGCGCTTTCAAGGAGCAGATGGAGGGCCTCCAGACGGCAGTCAACACCGAGATTATCAACCCCAACGAGGCGAGAGACATCCTCGACATGAACCCGTATCCGGGCGGCGACGAATACCGGACCCGGACGAGCACAGTCAAACAACAAGCTCCTGCAACAGGGGAAGCAAAATGAATCTTTCATATAGAAATCAGAGGAACGCGGAAGCGGCGGCAAGATATTGGGGAAAGGCCATCGATAAGGGGGATTGGTACAAAATCAATGCCGTTTCGGACGACGAAGCGGAGGTCCTTCTTTATGACGTTATCGGCTGGCCCTTCAACGATGCAACCGAGTTCGTGAAAACTCTGTCCGAGATGAGGCAGAAGACGATCACGGTACGGGTCAACTCTCCCGGTGGTGACGTGTTCGATGCGATGGCGATCTACAACGCCATAAGGGGCCATGGGTCCAAAATAGTCACCAGAATTGAATCCCTTGCCGCGTCTTCTGCCTCGTTCATCTCTCTGGCTGGAAAAGAAGTTCAAGCCTACCAGAACGCAATGGTGATGATCCATGAACCGTGGGCCTACATCGCCGGGAACCAGTATTCCATGCGCGAAACCGCCGACATCCTGGAGAAGATCAGTGGGAACATGATCGACATCTATTCCGAGCACACGAAGGTCGGGAAGCGCGAACTTAAAGACCTTCTGAAAGCCGAAACTTGGTTCACAGCCAAGGAAGCAAAAGAAAAGGGGTTTGTGGACACCATCTTAGATGGGAAGGCGGCGAAAGCACAGTTCGATTTGTCGATGTTCGCCAACGTCCCGGATGGGTTGTCCGCAAAGGAATTGACCGAGCGCGAGAAGGAAAAAGCCCTGCGGGATGCGGGATTTTCCTCATGCGAAGCCAAGGCGTTTCTCGCGGGACGCAGAAACAGCCACTCGGATGATGGGTACAAGGACGCGCTCGAAACACTACTTTCACAAATGACGAGGAGATAAGAAATGCCCGAGATTAAAGAAACAATAGAGGCTATTGGCAAAGCCTTTGAGGAATTCAAAGCGGCCAACGACACCCGTTTGAAGGAGATCGAAAAAGGGAAATCCGATCCGGTTCTTGCTGAGAAGGTGGACAAGATCAACGCCGAAATCTCCGCAATGGCCGCCATGAAACGGCAGCTTGAAGCCATCGAAACCGCCGTTGCCACCAGCCGGTTCAGCGGTGGGGACAAGACCGAAACCGAAAAAGCCAAGGGTGAGCACAAGGCGGCTTTCGAAAAGTTCTTCCGCAAGGGCGTGGAGGCCGATCTCAAGGGGCTTGAAGTTCAGGCCGGGTTGTCCACCCTGTCCGACCCTGACGGCGGGTACCGCGTCCCCGAAGAGACGGAGAAGACGATTGACCGGGTCGCCACTTCCATTTCTGCGATGCGGCGGCTGGCGAACGTCATGAAAATTGGGACCAGCACCTACAAAAAGCTGGTCAACAAGGGTGGTGCTGGCTCTGGCTGGGTTGGAGAGAAGGGTAGCCGTGATGAAACCGGCACCCCGACCCTCGTTGAGATCGCAATCAACACCAAAGAACTTTATGCGAACCCGGCAGCGACACAGGAGCTTTTGGACGACGCGACGATGGATATTTCCGCATGGCTTGCGTCCGAGGTTGATGTTGAGTTCAACGAGCAGGAAGCATCCGCCTTCATCTCTGGTGACGGAGTGAACAAACCCAAGGGGATTGGGGCCTACACGACCGTTGCGAACTCTTCCTACGCTTGGGGCAAGATCGGCTACACGCTGGGCGGCCACGCCACTCTGCTGAACGATGCCGACAAGCTGATCGACCTCCAGCACTCCCTCAAGTCGGTTTACCGGAACGGTTCGGTGTGGCTGATGAATGACCTGACGTTCGCCGGAATCCGCAAGCTGAAAAATTCCACCACCGGTGAATATCTGTGGCGTCCGGGTCTGGCCGAAGGCGCACCGGACGTCCTTCTCGGCAAGCCCGTCGAGATCGATGACAACGTGGATGACATCAGCGCCGGGAAGTTCCCGGTGTGGTTCGGCAACTGGAAACGGGCCTACACGATCATCGACCGCGCCGGGATCAGGGTTCTCCGCGATCCGTACACCAACAAGCCCTATGTCCACTTCTACACCACCAAGCGCGTTGGTGGGGGCGTGACCATGTACGAGGCTCTCAAGTGCCTCAAAATCGCCGCAAGCTAAACCGAAACGGGGAGGCTCGCCTCCCCTTAAAATCTACGGAGGAATGAAATGAAAGACCTGTATCACAACATTAAACCCGAAGTAATCCTTGCCCCGATTGTGGTTGCGGCTACGGCTACCCATACGGACATCGACCTGGCCGGATTCAACTCCGCGATGCTCCTGATCGACACCGGAGTTGACGCCGGGACCGGGCTTTCCGCTTCTCACAAGCTCGTTTTCACTCTCAACCACTCCGACGACGGGACGACCTACACCGCCGTTACGGCCGCCGACATGCTGGGCGTGACGGTTTCGAGCGGCGTCATCCTGACCATCGACAGCACCGACGAAGACAACACGCTCTACTCGTTCGGCTATGTCGGCGGGAAGCGGTATCTCGAACTGGCCTACATCGAAACCGGCGTTGTTTCCATGCCGATGGGAATTACCCTGTTGAAGGGCGCACCGCTGGATTCTCCCGTAGCGTAACCGATAACCGACCGCCCGGAGGGTAACTTCCGGGCGGGTGGAGGAAGACTTGAAGGTATCCCAAATAACCCCCCCAGCGATTGAGCCGATAAGCGCGGAAGCGCTGGCGGCTCACCTGAATCTTCCCGACGACCACGACGACATCACAAATGGCGTCTTGTCTGGGCTGATCTCTGCCGCTCGGGGGCTTGCCGAAGCCATCACCAGGAGGGCTTTGATGGAGCAGACTTGGGAATACTGCCTTAAAGAGTGGCCGCGTTACGACAATATTATCCTGCCGTTTGGGAAGCTCAAAAGTGTTGCTTCGGTGAAGTACAAGAGCAGCGCCGGGGTGGTTGTGACGCTTGAGGCCGACACTGATTACATCGTTGAGACCAACGGAGACTCCAACGGCGAAATCCTAACGCCCTACGGCGAACCGTGGCCGAGCGAGAGCCTTTACCATTCAAACCCGATTGTAATCAGATTCGTGTGTGGATGGCCGTCACAATCGGCGGTCCCCGGCGCGATTCAGGCGGCAATCAAAATGCTTTGCACGGATATGTACGAGAACCGGGGCGAGGCGATGGCAAGCAACACGGTTGAGAACAAGACGGCGGAAGCCCTCCTGCGAAGCTGGCGGTTGTGGAGGGAATACGAATGACGCATCCGGGAGGCTACCTCCATAGCATCACGATCCAACAGAAGACGGCCTCTGTTGATGCCTACGGGGGCCAAGTTTTCACATGGTCCACGTTCGCCTCTCCCAGATGCAAGATAGCCCCGATTTCCGGGCGCGAACTGGTGACGGCGAAAGCAGAGCAGAGCGAACTTTCTACGAGGTTTTACATGCGGTTTTTGTCTGGAATTACCCCGGCAATGCGGATCGTGGACGCCTCCGGGCAGAAGTATGAAATCGTTTCGGTTGTGAACGTGCGGGGGCTTTCTCGGGAAACCGAAATATTGGCTAAAGCATGGGTCATAGAGGCTTAAAATGGCGTTTGAGGGAGACATACAAGGGTTTTTGGCCCCGACCGTAGGCGGCAGATGCTTCCCGATTGTGAACCCGTCCACGTCGATTGTCTACCCCTACGCCACGTTCCAGGTAATTAGCAAGATCCCCAACGCAGACCTTGAGGGTGTTACCGGCTTGACGTTCTGCCGGTTGCAGATTGACGCCTTCGCCAAGTCTTACGGGGGAGCGAAAGCAGTAGCAGAATCAATCAAGGCGGCGATGGCCGCAGAGACAATCAACGGCCTGTTGGTTTTCTCCTTCGACCAGTACGAGTCCGAGGTGGATAACTACCGGGTAATTCTCGAATACGAACTCTGGATAGAAGAATAGGAGACAATAAATGTCAACAGCGGCACAGCTTGCACAGAAAAGCAAAACCTACATCGCCGGGACCAGCGGGAGCGCCAAGACTATCACGGCCATCACCGTGGGATACCCCACCCTCATCACCTCTTCGGCCCACGGCCTCGCCAATGGTGACATCCTCGCCATTGCCGGGATCACCGGGACGGTTGGGACGGACGGCACCAGCGGCCTGAACGGAAAGAGCCTGACTGCAAAGTACGTCACCACCAACACCTTTTCCGTGGACGTGAACACCACCGGCCTTGCCTATACCAGCGGCGGTACGGCAACGCCATCCCTGTGGATTCAGATCAAAGAAATCAAGGGGATCAAGCCTTCCGGCGCTTCCGGGTCCAAAATCGACGTCACCGACCTCGACAGCGACGCCATGGAATACCGGACCGGCCTTATCGACAACGGCACGCTCTCCCTCGATGTCAATATTCTTGAGTCCGACCCCGGCCAGGCCGCGGCCCTCGCCGCCTTTATCGCGTCCACCAGCACCACGTTTAAGGTTGCGACTCCTGCGAAGAATAGAACCTTTGCCGGAAGCGTAGCCAAGTGGCCGACCATCCCGGACGCCTCCGTGAATGGAGTTCAGACAGGTTCCGCCGAAATCCAGATTTCCGGGGCCGTGACAGTAGCATAACACCTAATAACCAGAGTGGGGGGAACCTAAATGCTTATCAAAAGTAAAGAGGAATTTTTCGAAGCAGTAAAGCCGGAGCATGAAGACGTTGAGATTTCTGACGGGCTTTTTATCCGGTTGGAAGAAATGGGCGCTCCTGATTTCGCCAAAATCTGGACCGATCCGGCCTACCAGGTGGAGGGGAAAGAGGGGTCTATCGACCTCCAGAAAATCACCACGGCCATGATCGTGCTGTCTGCAAAGGACGCGAGCGGAGCCCGGATCTTCTCCGACGCCGATACAGATGGATTTGAGGCGAAGGTGGGCGCTGGCCGGTTCATCAAGTTGAGCACCGCCGCCCGTAGGCTTAACGGCTTGGGAGCGAAGGAGGAAAAAAACTCCGACGCGAGCCCGGAAGAAGGTTCCTCTTCCGGCTCGCTCTCCAGTTAGGGTTCCCCCACCCTGACCACCTGCTTCGTCACCTGACCGCGAGTCAGTTGATGGAGTGGGTGGAGTACCACAACATCGAGCCATGGGGGAGCAAGTTTGACGACTCGATGCACGGCCAGTTTTGCGCGTTGTATGCAAATTGCCACCGTGACCCGAAGACCAGGCCGGAGCCGTTCACGCAGAGAGACTTCATGCTCACCGCCGAACTGGAACCGGAGCGAGAATTGACGGACGAAGAAGTGGACGCCCAGATCGGAATGATACTCGGAGGATAAATGCCGGCAAGAGTCGCAACAGCAACGGTCGTGAACCTCGAAGAAGGCTTCGCGTTACAGATGGGGAAGAACGAAGAAGCCATCGACGCCTTTCTTTCCGAAGTGGCCGACCGGGTAGCTCTTCACGCTCAAGGGACCGGGGCGTTTGAGGACAAAACCGGCAACCTCCGAACGTCGATCAAAAAGAAGAAGTCGAAGTATATCCGTGGGGGCTACATCGTCAACGCCACGGGGAAGATGGCTGACGGACAAAAGGGGTATCACGCGGCGCTGGTCGAATTCGGCCACGTCGCGGTCCCCGCTGGTAAACTCCCCGGCGGCAGAGTCCCGGCCTATCCCTTTATGCGTAAGGCACTCGACAAGGGCTCTGTTTACGCGGCAGCCAAAATTAGCGGGATGAATAAATAATGCAACTCCCCGGAATATACGTCACCGTAAGGGGCGACTATACCCAGCTTGATAAGGACATCAAGGCCGCCAAGGCTGTTGTCACCAAAGAGGCCGGGGGGATCTCCGACGCGATCAACAACGCCATCCGCCCCGACGCGATCAAGAAGAATATCAATTCGATGGTTGATTCCTTCGGTACTTTGAGCCGGGGAGCGTCCGTCGCCGGGAAGACATTTAAAACACTTGAAGTAGATATCGGGCAGCTTAAAAATATCACCGGGCTGACGGATAAACAATTCGGTGAATTCCAGACCCGGATGATCAAAACCCAGGCGGCGAAGGCCCAGGAAGACGCGCTCCGGAAGCTGGCTTCTCAGATGAATTTGACGAACTCTGAGATCAAACAATTCGGGGCGCAGTTTGGGATGACGGCGGCGCAGATCCAAAACGTATCGGGGGGCATCGGGAAGGCCCACGAATCAAGCTTTTCTGCCGCCACGCGATCAGTATTGCGACTTTATGCCGCCTACTATGTTGTGTCGAATGCCGCCCAATCGGTCGCCGGGGCGATGGCTTCCGTTTACACAGCCGGGATGCAGCAAGCCCAGTTATCAAGAGCATACACCGAGATAGCTGGTTCGGCCCAATCAGCGAAAGAAGAGCTTTCCTTCCTGCGTGACGTGTCGGACAGGCTCGGGCAGAATTTCTACGGGCTGACCGACTCTTACAAGGGCTTTCTCGCCGCGTCCAAAGGAACGACGCTGGAGGGACAAAAGACAAGAGATATCTTTGAGGCTGTGACCAAGGCTTCGGCCACCCTTGGCCTCTCGTCTGACCGCACACGCGGGGCGCTGATGGCAATTCAGCAGATGATGTCTAAGGGTAAGGTTTCCGCAGAAGAACTTAGACAGCAGTTGGGCGAACAGCTTCCCGGGGCCTTCAACTTGATGGCGCAGGCTGTCGGAGTTTCAACCGCAAAACTTGACGACATGCTCAAGAACGGGGAGGTCTTGGCCGACGATGCTCTCCCAAAACTCGCCAAGGTGCTCTCTGAGAAATACTCCGGCGAAGTCGATAAGTCAGTAGCCGCCACAAACAAATGGGCCGAGGCGCTACAAGATTTAAAGGTAAGGGTTTCAGATGGCGGGTTCATGGACCGAATGGCCGGGTCCATCCAAAGCGCCACCAAAGAGTTAGCCAACCCAGAACTCGTTGCCAATGTCAGGGCCTTGGCTGATGCGTTCGCCACCCTGTTCGATTGGGGCATAAAAGCTGCGTCGGCCGTTGCTGGTGTCGCTGGCGGAATATCAACGTATTCGGCGGCGTTCGGGATGGCGTCTTCTGGCGTAATTAACACTTCTGACATTGGAGCCCACAGCTACGAAGACCTCAAAAAGATGGTTGAAACTTTCGACGCGCTTGGTGTTGTGTCGTGGGACACTGTTAATGGTAAAATCAACAAAACCACCGAAGGGTTTGAGGAATATGCCGCAGCTGTAGGCGCTGCATCCGCTGCGACCTCCGGCGCGGCATCGGGAACGGCAGAAGTCTCCAAGAAAATCCAAGAGCTCAACGAAAAAATAGCCACCGACACCCGCAAAACCTACTCCGAAATAGACCAGATCGGAAAGAGCAAATACAAAGCGGAGATAATCCGGATTCAGGCCCAGGCTAAAGAATACGCTGCTGATGGGGCCAACCGGGTAGCGGTTCAGCAGTGGGTGGCCGCAGAGACGCAGAAGGCCCAGGGCGAAGCCGCAAATGTCGTGGCGGAAGAGCACGCCAAAGTGCTCGAAAAGGCCGACGAAGTAGTAGCCAAGATGAACGCCGAAGTCGCGGCGCTCACCATGAGCAACACCGAACGCGAGATAGCAAACGCGCTGATGTCGCTTGAGTTGGCCGGGGTTCAACAAGGCACGGCTGAATGGGCCGCGCTCGAGGCCCAGATCCGCGCCGCGATTGCCGCGAAGAATGAGTTCAATGGCAGGAAGGCCGCCGCCGAAGTAACCAAGTCCGGCGATGACATGGTGGCGGATATCAAGTTTGAAACCGAAGCTCTGAAAATGAACACGGTTGAACGCGAGACGGCTATCAAGATGCGGCAGCTTGAGACGGATGCCGTCAAAAAGGGCGTCACGTCGTTTAAGAGCGGAGACGGCGAATACGACCGAATCAATAAAGAGCTTGGCACCGCCATATCCGACAAGGATATCGTTGAAAAACAGGTAGACGCCAAGAAAAAAGCCGACAAGGAAATGGAAGACGCCCACAAGCACTTCCTCGAAAATATCCAAGACCTCACCGCTGACACGCTCAACGATTTGTTCTCCGGGAAGATACGAAACTTCGAAGATTTCACCGACAGCATGACGGACTATTTCGAAAAAGGGATGTCCGAGATGGTGGCCAACGCCATAATGGGCGGTGAAGGCATTATGGATACCATGAAGACTGCCTTCGATGGTGTGGTTGATACCGCAAAAAAGGCGTTTGAAACGATAAAAGCTAACCCCTACCTGCTTATAATCGGCGCAGTCGTAGGCGGTATTTACGCTTGGAGCCAGTCCAACCAGGACGATAAGAAAGACGATTGGGCCTATGCCTCCGGAACCGGGACAGTCTTAGGCGACCTCGCCGCGTCCAGCGAATCAGTAGCCAACTCCATCGACATTCTGAACGATGTGAACGCAGATTCCCTCTACAACCTTGAGGGCATCTTCACCCAGATGAAAGACCTGAACGCCAACATTACCGGGCTTGTTTCCGGGCTGGTGCGGAGCGTCGATGGGTCGTTTGATGCTTCTGATTTCGGGGTAGCAACCGGGTCTATCACTGAAGAATTGTTTAGTTCCGCTTCGTCTATCGCCATATCAGAGGCTTTCGGCGCACTTTCGTCTCTCGCCCTTAATGGGTTCAGGCAGTTGGGAGGGGCGTTCGGCAATCTGACGGAGTGGGCTGTCGGCGGGACCACAAAAACCACCCTTCAATCGTCCGGGATACAGACCGGCGGCATTTCAATTGAGGACCTTCTGGGCGGCGAGGATGTAGCAACCCAGGCTTTCGCGCGTATCAAGTCAAAAACGTCCGGCTGGTTTGGATCTTCCAGCACTAAATATCGGACCATATACCAAGCTGTTGACGACTCAATTTCAGATCTCTTCACCCAGGTCTACGGCAACCTCTCCGAAACGATGGTTGAGATCGCCAACAGCCTCGGGACGGACGTTGCCAAGGTGGTGGGGTATTCGTTCGACCGCGTGAATCTTGATCTTACCGGCCTGACCGGGGACGCCCTATCCGAGAAGATTTCTTCGTGGATCTCTGCAACCGGGGACACGGCGGTTGAAGCAATCTTCGGGGATATGCTCAGCCAGTATCAGCAGCTTTCCGAGGGGCTCCTTGAAACGGCTATCCGGGTCGTTTCCGAAAAAGAGGTCATACTCGCGGCTTTCGACCAAATCAATATTGCCTACTCCGGTACGACTGCCGAAGCGATTGCGATGTCTCAGGCGCTGGTGGGGATGTTCAGCGACCTTTCAGACTTCACCGAGAAGACCTCCTATTATTATGAAAACTTCTTCACCGATGGCGAGAAGTACGCGAAGAACGTCATCTATCTGAACGAAGCCTTTGCCAGCATGAGCATGACGCTCCCGAATGGCGTTGATGCCTTCCGGGATATCGTTGAAGCAATCGATATCACTACTGATGCCGGGAAAGAGATGTTCGTTTCCATGATGGACATCGCCCCGACCTTCTACGAGATGGCCGACGCGATCAAAACCGTAACGGACATGCTGATTGACCAAATCCAAGATCTCTACGGCGTCACCGATTCCAGCATGACGGCCAGCGCCGGGAATGCCTACATTCAACAGGCTCTTATCTCCGCGCAGACCGGCGGGGTTCTCCCGGATTCTTCCGAGCTTTCTGCCGCAATCGATGCCGTTAAAGAAACTCTCGTTGCCTCAAATTATGCCAGCGCATTTGAGCTTGAGCGCGACCGGAAAAGGCTTGCCGGAACGCTGACGCAGATTGCCGAAGCGTTTGGAATCGAAGTCCCGGCGTTTGCTTCGGGTGGATTTCATGGAGGTGGGCTTCGAGTGGTTGGAGAAAAGGGGTGGGAACTTGAAGCAACCGGCCAATCAAGGATTTGGAACCAAGGCCAACTTGCCGATGCCTTGAGAAGCGGCGGCGACTCTGACCTTGTTACAGAGATCAGGGCGCTCCGGGCTGAACTCGCAGTAACCGGAAGGGCGTCTTTGTCCCACCAAGCCAAAGCAGCGCAAATCTTAGACAAGTGGGATGAAGACGGAATGCCCCTGGAGCGTGCAGCATGAAGTATATCTCCATCACACCTCCCATAACCATCACAGAAGCGATGCTCGTTAGTTCCAACGTGGCCGAAGATGATTATCCCGCATATGCCCCGGCCACCACATACACAGTAGGCGTCCGGTGCATCTACGCGCATTTTGTCTATGAGTGCGCCCAGGCCTGCACCGGCCAAACTCCATCGGCTTCTTCTGCGTATTGGACAAAGGTTGGCCCCACAAACAGGTGGCGGTGTTTTGATTCGCTGAATAGCACCCAAACCGTCACAGACGGAGGCACTACAGGTGATGGGACAGGCTGGGCCGACGCTGCATGGGGTGACGTTTGGGCCGATGATATTTGGGGCGCAGCCTCAACCCCGTCGATAAGCTACGAATTGTCGCCAGGTGAGGCTGTGACGTTAGTCTCCGTGGCCAGCATGACCGGGGCGCATTCAGTATCAGTGACCATAACCGATCCTGTTTACGGCATTGTATATTCTAAAACTGTTGGAGACTCTGGGATTTCTGGGACGGCGGGATGGTTTGAGTTCTTCTTTGGGATTAAGAATATATCGACACAACAGACGTTCCCAGATCTTCCAATATATCCAAGCGCAACAATAAAAATAGAAATAACGGGGGACACGTCCCTGGCCGTTGGGGTTATCTTACTCGGGCGGCAAATGATTTTTTCAATGGGTGCGCGGTATGGAGCTTCACCAACTCGGGTTGATTATTCAATCAAAGAAACTGACGAATATGGAGCGTGGAAGCTTGTGAAGCGTGGCAACGCAAGAAAAATCACATGTAAAATTATACTTACAAGCGAAGAGTTTGACCGATTCGATCAGTTTTGTGCCTCCATAACTACTATTCCATGCTTGTGGAGACTGTCGAGTAGATTTGAAGCGATGTCGGTTTACGGCATCTACAAAACAATTACGCCCGTAATCAACGGGTATAACTACCAGGATTGTGACCTGGAGATATTGGGGTTGACATGACGATTACTGCCCTACCTACCGCCCCCACGCCGCAGGATGATGCGGGTACGTTTAACAGCAGGGCCTTCGCTCTGGTTGCGTCTTTGGCTCAATTCGTTTCAGAGGCAAACGTCGATATTTCCAAGTGCAATCAAGATGCGCTCAACGCCATAGCAGCAGCGGCAGCATCGGCCAACTCTTCCAACGCAGAAAAGTGGGTGAGCTTAACAACCTACGCGGCCGGAAAAGTAGTCTGGAGCCCTGCCAACTGGCAGACATATCGCCGGAAGATAGCCGGGGCTGGGGCTACCGACCCTTCAGCGGACACAACCAATTGGGCATCCGACAAACAAGATGTGGCCGCAGAGACTACGGCAAGAATCGCCGCCGACGCAGCCCACGCCGCCCTGACCGCGGCGCATGGGGCGACCGCCACACCCGCTGCGTCCCGGATCGCCATGTGGGACGCCAACGGGGGGTTGTCTCTCCCGGCAAGCGACACACTGGCCGGGGTCGTTGAGCTCGCCACAGCCGACGAAACCTTCACTACCGACGCAACAAGGGCGGTGTCCCCCGCTGGACTAAACGCTAGTATCGCGGCGCGAGTGATTGAAGTTTGGCGCAGCGGTGCATCATGGTACCGCAAATGGTCTGACGGATGGATTGAGCAGGGAGGCAGCGGCGTTTACGCCGGGAACGTGACCATCAACTACCCGACTCCGTTCAATGCGCCACCGCTCGATATCCGGTACACGGTAAGGGTCTCCGACACGCTTTATATCGAAATACCCGGTGTCGAGGGCGTAACTGCCACCGGTTTCCAGACCGGGCACGCGCTGAACAACTCAACCGCATACACCGGCCATATCTGGTGGTCGGCCGCTGGGTATTGGAATTAAGGAGGGGATATGAATTTTGGAACCGGAATACGCATTGACGCCACCCAGCCGCAGTACGCAGACGCAGCGGCGTGGTGCAACGAGAACGGGGCGTGCATCGAGGCCATCGGTGACGGGCTTTACGAGGTTAAGGCGGCCCCGGCACTGCCGGTACCGACGCTGGAAGAACTCAAAGCCGCCCAGATCAGAACCTTACAATATGCCATGGCCGCAGAACTCGCCCTTGGCGTGGAATGCACCTACTCCGGGGGAACGGTCCTCATGGACTCCGGTGAAGAAGCGGCCCGACGCCTCGCTGACGGCCTGACGTTGGCGCAGAGGGTCGAAGCCACGACCATCGCTCTTGTGGACCATGCCAACGCCATCCACGCCGGGATCTCGATTGCCGACGCCCTGAGCATCAACACACAGCAGGGCGTGGCGTACCTCGCAGCGTACAATAAATACTGGGGCCTCCGGGTTGAGATTATGGCTGCGAGTACTGCCGAAGCAGTGGCGGCGATTACTTGGTAGACGATATTATAAACCTGCTTCGGGAGCTGATTTTCTTCGCCCCGGACTGCTACATGGGGCGGATAGATGACGCGGAGAGAAGTTTGATTGAGATCAGGAGGACGTATGGAAGAATTGAGCATCGGAGCGAAGAGAAAACTGTTCACACGCCTGATCTGTGAGCATGTTCTTTGGTTGTTTTCGGTCGGGTACGAAGTGGCGCTTGACGAAGTAACTGAGCGCATTACGGCAAAAGATCCGACGAGTGACCACATGAAGGGCTCTCTCCACCATCTGGGGCTGGCCGCCGATCTTAATCTTTTCCGTCTCGGGGTGTACCTGGATAAGACGAGCCACCACAAAGAATCCGGAGACATGTGGGAATCGAGGCATCCGCTTTGTAAATGGGGGGGACGCTTCAACGATGGGAACCATTACAGCATAACTCATGAGGGGCGATCATGACCGAACTGCCACACCGATGCACACAAGAGAAAGAAATCAAACGCCTCACGGACTCCCTGGACGATCTTGACCACGTTATCCGGGGCAACGGTCAACCGGGCATGAGAACCGATGTGGCGCTGATTAAGACCGCCGTGGAAGGCCATCTGAAAGACCACGAATGGTTCCGCAGGATGCTGATCGGCGCGGTGTGTACCCAAGGGGTTACGCTTCTGATTGCCGGGGCGACCTTCATCATAAAATTAAAGGGGGCATCATGAAAATATTACTTCTCACACTGATCTTCGCTTTCTTGAACAGAGTCCGGGGCGGCGGGTACGTCCTCGGCTATAAGCACCCGCAGATGGACTATGCCGCCAAGATCGTTTCCGGCTGCATCATCGGGTGGCTGGGGGTAGCACATTGGGGCCACCTATGGGTTTTGCCTATTGGGGCGCTGATCTATATGGCCGGGGAGTCTCTGGCCTGGGGAAAGTGGGTCGGGACGTTGGCGTACTTCATCCCGGACAAGCGGGAGGTTAAGGGATTCATCGAGACATACATCCACAAAGCTGCCGATGCGCTTTACGATGACACCAAGCGGCCCATTGCTTACTCGGCCGTGGCCTTGGCCATACGGGGGTGCTTCTGGTTCGTGCCGGTTGGGTTATTCCTCGGGAATGTTGACTTCGGCTTGCTTGCCGGGGTGCTTATGCCCGCCTGTTATGTCGCCTCGCATTACCTCCCGGAGCAGCATTGGGTGAACAAGTGGGGCCTTGGGGAAGTCATCTACGGCGCTGTTTACGGCGCGTGTCTGGGGGTGATGTGATGGGGATCTCGGGAATCAACATCGACGCCGGGACGCTGTTTTCTGGCATCGGCTCGCTGGCTAAGGATCTCCGGGCGGCGATCACCGGCAAGGAGCCTATCGACGGGACGAAGGCCGCAGAATTGGCCCTGAAAGCGCAAGAGCTTGATGCAGGGATAGAACAAGCCCGACTCAATGTGGTGATTGCGGAAAGCCAGAGTCAGGACAAATGGACCAGCCGGGGCCGTCCAATGTTCCTCTACGTGATCTACATCATGCTTCTGGCGTCGATTCCGATGGGGGTTGTTTACGCGCTCAATCCTGTTTTGGCTGGAAATATCGTGGCGGGTTTCAAGGCATGGCTCGAAGCTATCCCGGATAATTTATATGCCCTGTTTGGGGCTGGATATCTTGGGTACGGGGCCTTCAGGACTGTGGATAAAGTAAAGGGCGTAAAATGATCGTCGAAGAACACATCCCCGGCCCGTCAACCCTGGTCCATCGGCACCGGTCGCCGGACGACCCCGACGCCGTTGCAGAGTGGCTCTTGGTTCACGACACCGGCGAGATCAAAGGGCTCATGTCTACCGGGGAAGATCCGGCGGGGACCGCTCGGGATTTCGGAGCGTGGGTGCAGGAGCAGAAGGGCAAGTTGAAGTTGACCTATGTGAAGCAATCTATCCGGAAATTTATGGAGCGGTTTGGATTTAAGGAGATGAACAGATGACAGCATACACAGCAACCCAAACCGGGAACTGGTCCGCCGCTGCAACGTGGGGCGGAACTGACCCGGCAACATTTGTACCGGGAACCGACACCTGCACCATCCCGGCTACACTGACCGGGGCGGTGACGCTCGATACGTCGATCACGATCCCAGCAACGACCGTGGAAGAAGACGTCTATGGCCTCGTACAGGCAACCGGCGTAACCACTACCCTCGGCGGGGCGTTGACGCTGGGAAACGGTTCCGCAAAAGATGGAAAATTTACTTTTGGGGCCGGGGCTACACTTGCGATGGGGTCGTATGGGATTGTCCATAATAACTGTATTATTAACTCGAATGCCACTTCCGGGAATTGGGCCAAGGTAACCGGATCGGGGAGTATCCTCCGGGGGGCGGTCTACGCCTACCCGAAACAGGATTGGAATATTTCGTATGTATCATTTCAAAACACAGGCACGAATGCGCACAGCGCATCGGGGTTGTCTGGTGGGACAATAACAAACCGGATTAGCCTCCCCTATTGCACCTTTCAAGGGCAAACTGCGATCTGGCTGGGCCATGGTGGGGCCACCCCAACGACTACGGGCGTCACTATTAACAATTCAGATTTCAGAGACTGTGGGGATGTTATATTTTATGGCTTGTCTGATGCCACCACATCGCTAAATGCCCAACACTGTACGTTTAGCCGGGCGGCATCCGGGTGGAGTAATGTGCAAAACGGTCGTGCTTCGGCAGTGCTGGATTTAACCGGGTCGGTTTTAATCGGGTACGCGAGCCCGAGCACGGCAGTCGGGAAAATCAAATGGAGCGGGTCGTTTGGCGCGTGGAATAGCCTGACTACAGCTGGGGACAATAGTGGCATAACCCCATTCTCCAATATATCGGAGGCCATCGGAGCGTATTGGTACGCACCAGCAACAGTAATCAACCCACACATAAGCGGAACGAGCAGCGCTATAACTGTTCAAGATGGCGTAATTGAAATGTACGGAGCGACTGGAAGCGATGGGGGGAATGCTTTTTCTGTCTCTGGAGCATCCGGAGTTAACACCACACTATCAAAAATGCTTTTCATTGGGTCTGGAGCCGCAATCAATAATGTCGGTGCACATGCCGGGGGCGCTGCAATTGATCAATGTACGGTGGTGACAACTCAGCATGATTCATACGTCAAGCCCACAGCATTCTGGCTGTCCGAGAATGGAGAGATGGCCGGGTCGGTTACGATCAAGAATAGCATGCACGTTGGAATCGGTGGAACTGCTGATTATTTCCTTCGGGATAACGACGCCAATGTGCAGGTTTTCGCAGAGGCGGACTTTAACAACATTTACAATGTCGCTACCAAGAAAAGCGGGGTCACCGTCACCGCAGGGGAAACCAATGATCTTACAGTAAATCCGGATTTCGTCGATGCTACTCGGAGTTTTCTCACTTGGAAGGGCTCCGAATCGGCAGGATACGCGGCGCTCCTCGCAATCAACGGCTACAACGCAACGACCAAAACCCAAAGCGATACGCCATCAACCGATACACCGGCAGTCGCTCGGGATTGGGTCCGCGCCGGTTTCGCCCCCCAAAACACCGCCCTCAAAGGTGCTGGCTATGGCGGGGTGGATATTGGGGCGATGGCGGTTGTGGGCAGTCCCTTCAAACCCTTTTGGGCTCTAAACGCAACACAAACAATTCGAGGATATTGAGCATGAGAAAAAATGTGGCGGGGCAAGTTGTGTGCTTTCAGATGGTGTCTTCCACGGACGGTTCGGCGGTAACAACCGGGACGCCAACGGTTTACGTTTTGGGCGATGGCGGGACTCAGGGGACAGGAACCGGGACTTCGGTTCACG